ATCGTTGAAGTCGAAGATGAGCAAGATAATCGCAGTGAGGGCAGTAGGCCGTGAGCGCACCGAAGAGGAGAAACTTCGCCGACACCTTCACGGCGACAAGGGCGCAAAGTTCAGCAAGGGCAAACGAATGTGCATCCTTGGCGACGTTTGCGGCTGCGTCACCACCTTTGCAACGAAAGACAATTTAGTGGCAGAGTTTTATGAACCTGAAGAAGATGTGTAAGATTAAGTATGTAGGCAACGTATTCCCAAGCGGAGGACAAAACGGCGATGTGTTCGACCCTTCGGGCATATCGCCAGCGTTAAGGTCTGGGCAGGGACTACACGGCAGGGGCATCGGCAGTTGCAATGCTCCGAAGATAATCATTTACGAAGACGAAAAACAAAAGTAATATGAAACAGATTTCAGAAGTATTAAACCGACTGCTTGACATTGTTGTCGGTTTCGGCATTGTAGGAGTCATCTTTATGGTGATTGGTTTTGTCATTTGGCTTTTCATGTTCGGTGCCATCTTCAAGCATTGGCTGACGATGAAGAAACACTTTGAGGAGTCGTGGAATAGCGACCCATACGAAAGTCTATTTGGCAAGGACTACAAGAAAAGGCGCAATGAAGGCAAAGACTCCCGACAAGATAGTGATAGTGCCGTATGAGGAAACGGACGGCATGATATTCTGTGGTTACTTTGAAGGACATCTATTGCTGAAGAACGGCAACCCTCTATTAAGCAGAACCCACAAGCAGCCATATCGCATCTATCATGCCAACGGCATATCACAAGCGATGGCAGCATCAGAAACACAAGGAAGATATTTTATAATGGAAACTATGGCAGACCAGAACGCAATCGAACTGCCCTCGGAGTTGAAGGGCAAGAAATTCCGCATCCGCAAGCTGACACCCCGCGAGTGCTTCCGCCTCATGGGAGTGGACGACAAGGACATCGACAAGATACAAGCCGCAGGAGTCAGCAATTCGGCACAGTATAAACTCGCAGGCAATAGCATCGTTGTTGACGTGCTATACCACATCTTTCGCAAGATGTGGGTAGAAAAAGAAAGTGAGAGTAATCAACTGACACTATTCTAAATATTTTTTTTGTATTATGCTAAACGAATCAACAATACGGCAATGGTGGAACATTTTTGTTGAAGAAAATGGTTTTACCGAGGTAAGAATACTCGGTAGGTTTCAGTATAGTGGCTATTTCAACAACGTCGATAGTTTAATCAACGCCATTAAGCCTTATGCCGAAATGGACGATGAGCAAATCTATTTCGTATTAAACAAAATCGACAACGCCTGCTATGGCAGACAGCAAAGCGGAAAAATTATCAAAAGCCCAAAGATAACAACAAACGACAACGATATTGTAAGACGTTGCTTTGTGTTCGTTGATTTTGACCCAATAAGAAAGTCTGGCACTAATGCAAGCGACGAAGAATACAAACTCGCGCATAAAAAAGCGCAGGAGGTATTTGTATTTTTACGAAAGCAAGGTTTTAGCGAACCCATTATATCAAAGAGCGGAAATGGATTGCATTTGACGTATAAGGTAGATTTCCCAACCGACGACGAAACAACGCAAACAATAAAGCGTTTTTACGAATACCTTGCAAAACAGTTTTCCGACGAAAAGGTTGATATAGACGCAAAGGTATTCAATCTTGCGCGGCTATGCAAACTATATGGTACGGTTGCAAAAAAAGGCGCAAATTTGCAGGATAGACCTTGGCGAATGTCCGAGATTATTTATGTTCCAAAGGAAATAAAAACAACGGACTTTGAAAGGTTTGAAAAACTTGCAAATATGTTGCCACAAGACTTGGAACAAGGCACAAGGGCAAAGCGTACAAACCCGTATCGGCAAGCATTTGACCTTGTTGATTGGATGAACGAACACGGCATAAAGTATCGAGAGAAAAAGAGTGGCAATAGTACGCTTTATGAATTAGAGGAATGCCCTTGGGTTGACCAACATAGCGACCATAAAAAGTGGGATAGTGCGTTATTCCAAGATTCCGATGGGAAGTTGACATTTAATTGTCACCATAGCCATTGTAAAGGGAAAACTTGGATGGATTTTCGCTTATTCTATGAACCCGATGCGTATAACAACCCACAACCACAACAATTCCATCAGCAACGGCAATATCAACCGCAAAGGCAAAAGTATGAAATTAAGAAAGAAATACCAGAACTTGGCAAGAAGTGGCTTTCTTTGTCTGATATTGAAAAAGTTGATTTGTCTGCAATACCACGTTGTAAGACGGGTATAAACGAAATAGATAGCAATATCTTAGGACTTGCCGAATGTGAAGTAACTTTGCTTTCTGGCGGTAACGCAAGCGGCAAATCATCGTTTATCAATACGCTAATCTGTAATTTCTTGCAACAAGGAGTAAAGACGGCATTATGGTCTGGAGAATTACCTCCACAAATACTCAAAACATGGATACAAATGGTTGCTGCAGGAAAGAATAATCTAAGGCAATCAACGTATGGTGACGGCAAATATTATGTGCCTAACAATGTAGCTGAACGCATAGACCGTTGGCTCGACGGAAAGTTTTTCTTGTTCAATAATGAATACGGGTCGGTATGGGAAGAGGTGTTTCACGATATGAACGAATTACTACATGTGGGCGTAAAGATGTTTATACTTGACAACCTAATGTCGTTGGATATAGATTTGCTTGAAGGAGATAAAAACAACAAGCAAAAAGAATTGATTTTGCAAATAAAAGAGTTCGCAAAGAAAAATCATGTTCATGTGTTGCTTGTTGCACACCCAAGAAAATCAATCGCCTTTTTACGTAAGAACGATATTAGCGGAACAAGCGACCTTACGAACGTTGTAGATAACGTATGGATATGCCACCGCGTCAATCAAGATTTCTTTAAAGCAGGAGCAGATTTCTACGGTCAAGGTGAAATCCGTAGGTTTGAAAGTTTCGGCAATGTTATCGAGATTTGCAAAAACAGAATGTTCGGAGTTGATGGAGTGCTTGTAGGTATGCAATATGAAATCGAAAGCCGCCGTTTTAAGAATGATGTAAACGAAAACGTGCAATACGGATGGGAAATAGAACCTACGCAAAGCACCATGACGTTTAATGAACCGCAAAAGCCGCCATATAATGCCGATTGGAACTACCGTAACGACGATGCAAACAACGATATGCCGTTTGGTGCGCCGTCGGACGATGCAGCCCCGTTTTGATATATTAACATAATAAAACTTAAAAGATAGTGTGAAATTTGGAATATTCAAAATTAGCACTTTCTTTGCATCGAATTTCAAATAATAATTAGTTTATTCACTTATTAAAAATAAAACATTTATGAAAACGACAAAGATGAAAAATTACAAGGAACTTGAAAACGTGTTCAATCATTGTGCTGAGAAGCACGACACCCTGCTCGCTATCTTTACACCTAAGAACGTCAGCACTGGCGGCGTGATGTTTACGGGCAACGAGAAATCGGTGGCCAACGGGCTTGCAACCATTATCACCAACTCGCTTGCCGACGATGCTGACGCTGGCGCAAAGAAACTTGGTAACTCCGTTCTTAACGCTATCACGATGGTACTTGCAAAGCACGATGCAACGGCAAACCGTTTCGCAACGCTTCTCGGTGAGGCCGTTGACCTTGCAAGCAAGAAAAACGACGAGCACGAGCACGAGTTTGACCCAGACGATAAGGAGTGCATGGATTGTGCGGACTTCGCAAAGTGCTTCATCAAGGGCATCATGGATATTGCGAAGCGTCACGGCATCAAGGCCGAAGCTTTCGAGGTTGGTGTTAAGAGCAACAAGAAGCGCAACGGCAAGAAAGAGGATAAGAAGTAAGCGTGTCCTATGGAAAAGCCGATATTATACGTAAAGAACGCAAAAGGCCGTTACGAAAGGTGGCGCGAACCAGAGCCGCCTTTCGCTAACGCTTTATACCGTAAATATGTATATGGCAAAAAGGTGTATTACAAGCCAGTATCTATGTCAATTGAAAAAGACTTGGATGAAGGCGTGTGGGTCATTACCAAGCATATATACGGCAAGAACTATTCTACTGGCCGCTATCTTCGTGATTGTTTCATGTGCCAAAAAGCCAGCGACATTCAAGAAAAGTCTTTGGCCGAATTAGGCGGTATGGATAAGTTGGCCGATTGGCTTTCACACAATTGGGATAAGTTGCCAAAGAACACGTCGCAATACGACCTTTGCCGTGCCATTGTAGGCTTGTTATTCCAATACGAAACGAAAGACGATGGAAACAAATAGCGTTTCGATATGCTGTAACGTTCATTGCACGGAGCGTTTTACCTGTGCTAAATTCGCCCGTGCTTTGGACGTGAACGGCGGTAAGATAAAGGCCAACTATTACGAAATAGACAAGTGTAGTTATGAAAGATAATATCAACGATGTACAAATGTTTGAAAACGTGACTTGCGAAATG